GGATCTTGACCGTGGCCGTTTGGACTCTTTAAAAATAGCCACATCCGGTTTTGAATCACTAACAAGTCTTGTGATAAACCCATTCGTAACTGCGCCTTTCATCAACGGTTTGATTACCCATGCAAAGGCACTTACCGGAACACATTATACAAAACTTACAGACGAATCGATTGTTCTTCAAACTTCCTTCAATGAGTCAATTGAGGGAACCATGCAGGAAATGGATAAAGGAAGTCTTGCTGTGTACAACCTTGGACTGACTAATTTTGAGTCTGTAACAGAACTGGAGGTAGAAAGTGGCTGATTACCTTTCTATAAAAGAAGTGCTCTCAAGCACTGACAATATGACTATTACCCGTGACAATGTTGGAAATGACGATTCAACAGATACGTTATCGGGTGTCTCCTGGTTTACTTATAACTCTGTAGCGGCTGAGAGTGTTTATGTCAATGGCAACTCATGGATTGGCATCGGATCTAGTACTGAGCAGGTAAAAGTCTGCCGCAGAGATGCAAAGGTCTATACAGTTCGCCGCGAAGAAGGTACCATATACAACTATTACAAATTTCTGCGCATTCGATGGGAGGGGTATAGCAACTATGGAGCTACCACCGAAGATGTGAAGCTTCTCTGGGATCTGCTGCTTCTTGATACCGGGGACATCGTACTGAATTTTGAAACAGTACCGACAAATACCTCATATCTTGGAGAATCCGCTCTGGTTACCACATCAGGTTCAATCTCCTTTACGCCAGCAGCCGGGTCGAATCTCTCATTTTTGCATCAGGACGCAACCGGGACAGCCTTCGTTCAGTCAAACGACCTTCCAGTGCTGCTTGACCCATATAACCGCAGGTACCTCATCACGAATGCCACAAAAGCCTTATACACGGTTTCAAATGGAGCGCTTTCCAAACTGACGGATACCGATCTGACCGCAGAGATATTTGAGACAAAAGGCGTACAGGAAATCCCGGATGGTGCTTTGCTTCTTTCCCTGAAAGACCCAACCATCCTTTACTGGCATGATTCCAATAACCGGTTCCCGCCCTTTCAGGCAAGTTACACCGGAATTCCGAAGCCGCAGGTCATCTACTCGGAAAACATCGACATGTCCGATGCTTCTATTCTTGGCATTGAAAAGGTAACCGCCGACTGCGATGACGCCACGCTCCTTGCCATATCATTTGACGCTGGGAAAGCTTGGTGGACATATACCGGAACGGAATGGGCGCAGCTTTCTGAGGAGAAATCCGGCATGTCCAAGGCCGCGCTGGAAGCCATCTCAACCGATGCATGGTCGGAAAAGGCCATCACCGGGCAGCTTATGTACCGCTTTGTGATCAGCGGAGAAGCGGGCTTTGTGAAGTCGATCACAACCGACTATCTGAACAGGGAGGAATAAACATGCTCAAGGGAAAAACCATTATCGAGCTTACCGATGTACGCACCGGACGAAAAGAAATACACAAAGATGAAAACCTCGTAACAGAAGCTGTTGCAGATATCTTGAACACCAATATACAGGGTGCAATGTTCAATAATCCATATTTCAACAATTCTGGTGGAGAGGCGTGGCTGTTACCAATTTACAAAAATCTTACGGGCGGAGTCCTGCTCTACCAGAATGAGCTGGAAGAAGCTCCATCAAATATTTATGCCCCGCTTGATAATCCGTTAATTGGATATGCCTCTGACGATGCTAATGATACGACTGATACACTGCGTGGCAGCAGAAACCTGACCGAGAGTAAGGCAGTGGATGGCGGCTTTAAATATGTTTGGGACTTTGCAACATCCCAGGGTAATGGAACCATATCAGCCATATGCCTAACAAATGTTCTTGCTGGGAGAGGTGTCAAAACTGATAATGATTATTTCGTCAGAATTAAAAGCGATACGGTGAAAAGCAGTATTCCTGATGAAGACGCCGACAAGAATAGCTATCAGGACAATCAGCGTCCATACATCAGTGACGGTTACAGGCTTGAATGCATTGCAATCTACAATTCTACTTCCGTAACACTGCGAAAAGTCCCTGAAGATTATATCCACGCAAGGCTCATGCAGAGAACTTATGGTCTTTTGGCAACGGAAGCCAAAGAAGAAACGATCGTTGAGCTGAATCATTATCCTTACTGGAATCATTTTATTGGAGGCAGTAAAGATAACACGAACGAGCCTATGTATAACAGCAGTGATGTTTTCTGTTATTTGTTTCATGCAGCAGACGGAAACTGGTATGGTCTATCAAGAAAAGAAACACAAACCTACAGTTACACATCTGGCTCAACTGATTACTATAATCACACAAGTTATGAATGGTTTATGGACAGAATTTCCGGCAACACGTGTACGTCACAGAAAATAGTAATGCCCACCGAACCCAGCAGCATCTATAACATTGGCATGAGTGGAAAGTGGCTGATGTTTGCTATCGGGACTGCCCTTTACAGGCTTGATACAACAAGTGTAGCAAATCTCGAAGTCATAACAAATATCACGTATAACAACTCGTATCAATACACTTTTTCCATTGATGATGATGTGGTAATAAACGGCTGGTATTTTCTAAATGGGGAGCCAAAACTTTATGTCGGGTATCAAGCCGAAGAATATCGAAACCGCTGGGGAAAGAAACATATGTCCCGATACAAAACCTTTGCCTATCAAGAATACTATCAATACTACAATTACTACTATTTTTCAAAAGATCTGTATCTCTTTACTCCATACCTGGCTACGATCAACAACCTGTCCACTCCTGTCATAAAAACGGCGGATAAGACAATGAAGATAACTTATACGCTAACAGAAACGGATTCTTGATTTAACAAGCTCAATTAACCTGGCGGCTTTCTCGTATCGGAAGGCTGCCTTTTTCATGCACAAATTTAAGGAGGTATCACATGAAAGAATTCTGGAACTCGTTACAACTTATTTTTGCAGCTGTCGGAGGCTGGCTTGGCTACTTTCTTGGCGGCTGCGACGGCCTGCTCTATGCGCTGCTCATCTTTGTCGTCTGCGACTACATCACCGGCGTCATGGGTGCGATCAGCGACAAAAAGCTCTCCTCGGCGGTCGGCTTTCGCGGCATCTGCCGCAAGGTGCTGATCTTCATTCTGGTCGGCATCGCAAATGTCATCGACATCAATGTACTCGGACAGGTTGGTGTCCTGCGGACGGCAGTCATCTTCTTCTACATCTCGAATGAAGGCCTGTCCCTGATTGAAAATGCTGCCCACCTTGGACTTCCGATTCCGGGAAAGCTGAAGGAGGTACTGGAGCAGCTGCATAACCGTGATGAAAAAGACACGGATAAGGAGGAAAAATAACATGGCTATAAAAGGAATTGACGTATCGGTATGGCAGGGTGCGATTGATTTTAACGCTGTCAGAAACAGCGGAGTTGACTTTGTGATCATCCGCGCAGGCTACGGTACAAACTCAAAAGACAAGTACTTTGAAGAAAACTACAGGAAGGCAAAAGCTGCCGAACTTCACGTCGGCGCTTACTGGTACAGCTATGCAGACAGCTTCTCTGAAGCCGTACAGGAAGCTGAAATGTTCCTGTCTACACTTGCCGGGAAGCAGTTTGACTATCCTGTTTTCCTCGACATGGAGGAAAAGAAGCAGATTGAAGTCGGGACTGATTTCTGCTCCGGCCTGATTAAGTCTTTCTGCGACAGACTGGAGGCTGCCGGATATTTTGCTGGATTTTATACCTCTGCATCCTTCGCGGGATCTGTTGTGACGGACGCTGTCCGCAAGCGTTACTGTTACTGGTGCGCCCAGTGGGCCGATGCCTGCAGCTATGAAGACTCCTGCGGAATCTGGCAGCACAGCTCCAATGGCTCCGTTCCCGGCATCAATGGCCGTGTGGATATGGACTGGTCATATCAGGACTTCCCGACAGTCATCATTGGCGGCGGGTTTAATGGATATTCAAAATCAGCTGACGATACTCCTACTCCCGTCGCTTCAAAAACCGTTGATGAGCTGGCGCATGAAGTGCTCGCTGGGAACTGGGGCAACGGCGAAGATCGGAAGAACCGCCTCACTGCTGCCGGTTATGATTATGATTCCGTGCAGTCCGAGGTGAACGAGCTATGCGGCATCCATAATAAACCTCAGCCTGTTTATTATACCGTGAAATCAGGCGATACGCTCTCTGCCATCGCCCGCCAGTACGATACAACTGTTTCTGCTATCCAGTCCATGAACAGCTCACTGATTCAAAATGTCAATATGATTCTGGTCGGCTGGAAGATCAGAGTGAAATAACCATCATCTGGTTTCTCGCCTGCGAGTGTTCCTTTTTTTGGAATACCCGCAGGTTTTTTTTATTTTCTTCCGCTCAAATCAGGCGTTCATCTCCAGTGGGAAATTGGAGGTGGATAAGTTATGACAGACAATAATACAAATGTTCCATCTGGATATTTCACACAGGAGCGCATTCAGGGAGACCTTAACTATAAAATGGCACAGCAGATTGCAAAATCAATGCTTGATTCAGGCCTTATTTCTTCTACTGAATTCAACAAATTATCGGACATTAATCTTGAAACTTTCTCTCCTCTGTTCGTGGAAATATATCCGAAAAATGCTTGATGTGTAGACGCTTTAGAGTGATGTATAGACATGCGAAAGGAGGAATGAGGCTTTGAAGAAAGTCACGAAAATAGAAGAAAATAAAAGCCCGCAGGCCGCTGGGAAGAAACTCCGCGTAGCTGCCTACTGCCGTGTCAGCACAAGCTCTGACGCACAGGCCGAAAGCCTTGAGGCTCAAATTAGCCACTATGAAAATTACATCAATTCACGCAGCGATTGGGAGTACGCTGGCGTATATTACGATGAAGGCATTACTGGCACAAAAAAGGAAAAACGTCCGGAGCTTAAGCATATGCTTGCAGACTGCAAAGCCGGAAAGATTGATTTTATCGTTTCGAAGTCGATCAGCCGTTTTTCTCGTAACACTGCAGACTGCCTTGAACTGGTACGAAAACTCCTCACCCTGAATATTCCTGTTTATTTTGAAAAAGAGAACATCAACACAGGTTCGATGGAAAGCGAGCTTTTCCTGTCTATCCTGTCCAGCATGGCTGCTGACGAATCCCTTTCCATTTCAGAAAACAGCAAATGGTCAATCCAGAACCGGTTTGAAATAGGAACTTTCAAAATCAGCTACCCGCCCTACGGATATGACTGGAACGGTGATCAGATGGTGATAAACCCAAAACAGGCAAAAACCATAAAACAGATTTTTACCTACGCCCTCTCTGGACAAGGTACTAGTGCTATCGCGCGGAGACTGAATGAAGATCAGGTGCCTACTAAGAAAGGCGGACACTGGAACGCCACCACAGTTAAGGGTATTCTCAGAAACGAGAAATACACGGGCGACTGCCTTTTCCAGAAGACCTATACCGATTCATTCTTTAACCGCCACCATAATCATGGAGAAAAGAATATGTACCTTGCCAGAAATCATCACGAAGCCATCATCAACCATGAAGACTTCGAGGCCGCAGGGAGAATACTTGAACAGCACGCAAAAGAAAAGAATATCTCATCAGACAGTAAGAAATATCAGCAACGCTATGCTTTTTCAGGAAAAATCATCTGCGGAGAATGTGGCAGCACTTTCAAACGCCGGATTCATTACACAGCAGGAACGAGCTACGTCGCGTGGTGCTGTAATACCCACCTTGCTGATAAGGAAGCCTGCCCGATGATGTTCATTCGGGACGATGACCTGAAGCTGGCATTCACTATCATGATGAATAAGCTGATCTTTTCCGGCAAAGTCATTCTTAAGCCCTACGTCGAAGGCATAAGAAATGGCTCAACAGACGATTCTTTTCACCGGGTACAGGAACTGACGACCCAGCTTGCCAAGAACACAGAGCAGCGGGAAAATCTACAGAAACTGGCGGCACAGGGTTTTATAGACAAGATTCTTTTTAACACAGAAACCAACAAACTGCTCTCCAATGCGGATGACTTCCGCAAGGAGATCGAGGCATTGAATAACACTGTCTCCTCAGATGTTTCCAAAGTCACGGCAGCTACCGATCTTCTGCATTTTGCAGAAAAAGGTGAAATGCTGCACGGCTTCGATGAGGAGCTCTTTGAAAAACATGTCAGGCAAATCACGGTAAAAAACCGCACCGAGTTCATTTTTGAACTCAAATGCGGACTTTGCCTGACGGAAAGGATATGACAATGGGACATACACCTTACGGATACAGAATTGAAAACGGGAATGCGGTTATTGATGAAACTGCCGCCACGAAGATAAGAAAACTCTATGAAGCTTACCTGGCTGGTGCGTCCTTTGAAACCTCCGCTAAAATGGCCGGCATCGAAATCCAGCACTGCGGTGCAAAACGGATGATGGCTAACCGCCACTACCTCGGTGATGACTTCTATCCGGCAATCATAGACAGTGAAACCTTTGATAAAGCCGAAGCAGAAAAACAGCACCGGGCAGAAGCGCTCGGACGACTAGATCGCAAGAAAGAAAAGCCTGCTCAGGTAATACCGACAAACTTCCGCTTTGAAAAGCCTGAAAAAAGCTACAAAGATCCTGCCATGCAGGCGCAATACCTATACAGTTTAATTGAAACGGAGGCGATGTAATGGCAAATGTAACCTTCATTCCGGCAAAACACAAAATCGGAAATAACGTCAGCGGGGACGAGGTTACAAAGCTCCGGGTCGCAGCATACTGCCGGGTCAGTACCGACTCCGACGAGCAGGAAACAAGCTATGATGCACAGGTCAGCCACTATACGGAATACATTCAGCAAAATCCGCAGTGGACACTGGCAGGGATTTTTGCAGATGACGGCATCTCCGGAACCAACACTAAAAAGCGTGATGAATTCAACCGAATGATCGACGAATGCATGGCCGGAAACATCGACATGATTATCACAAAATCCATCAGCCGGTTTGCCCGCAATACTCTTGACTGCCTGCAGTACATAAGGCAGCTCAAGGACAAGAACATCCCGGTCTACTTTGAAAAGGAATCCATAAATACGATGGATGCCAAAGGCGAAGTGCTAATCACAATCATGGCTTCCTTAGCCCAGCAGGAAAGCCAGTCGCTCAGCCAGAACGTGAAGCTCGGCCTGCAATACCGTTACCAGCAAGGAAAGGTAACCGTCAACTGTAATCGCTTTCTCGGATACACAAAAGACAATGACGGAAAGCTTGTCATTGATCCGGAGCAGGCTGAAGTCGTAAAACGCATTTACCGTGAGTACCTTGAGGGTTCCAGCATGGATAAAATATCCGCCGGGCTTGAAGCCGATGGCATTCTCACCGGTGCCGGTAAAGAAAAATGGCACACAAGTACCATCAACAAGATCCTCAGAAATGAGAAGTACATGGGCGATGCCCTGCTGCAAAAGACCTACACTACAGACTTCCTTACCAAGAAGCGGATCAGGAACAACGGCACAGTTCCCCAGTACTACGTAGAAGATGACCACGAAGCCATAATTCCGAAAGAGTTATTCATGCAGGTACAGGAAGAACTTGTCCGCCGCCGGGTAGTTCACAAAAGCCCATCCGGAAGGAAGCGCACCTACTCCTGCAATCACTGTTTTGCACAGATGGTTGTCTGCGGCGAATGCGGAGAACTTTACCGCCGCGTTCATTGGAACAACCACGGCTGCAAATCCATCGTCTGGCGCTGCATCAGCAGGCTGGAACCTACCGCTGCCGACATGAACTGCACAAACCGAACAGTCAACGAAACCGTCCTCGAAGAAGTAACCGTCAAGGCGCTTAACCAGATCCTGAGCAGCAGAAAGGACTTTCTGAAACAGCTGCAGGAGAACATAGCCAGAGCGGTTGTCACGACTGACACACTTTCTCCTGACGGCATACAGGCCAGACTGGAAGAACTGCAAAAAGACCTCGTCAAGGCCGTCGGCGACCAGAAAAACTACGATGCCTTGACCGACGAGATCCTTAGACTTCAGCAAATGAAAAAGGACTCAGAAGTCGATGACCATAGGCGCACCGAAACCATGAACCGCATCAAGGAATTACAGGACTTCATCGGAAAGCTGGAAACGAACATTACAGAATTTGACGAAGCTGATGTCTGGAAGCTCATCCAGAAGATCACCGTCTATGCGGATAAGTTCACCGTCGAATTCAAATCCGGCGTCAGCGTCAATATTACAGAATAAGAGCAAGCCGCCCTTGTAGGTCATTTGCCTATAGGGTGGCTTGCTCTTATGTATCGAAAATATAATTACAATATCAATGCAAATCGAGATTTGATTATATCATTTTAAATATATGTAAAAATCATTGAACTTTATAATAATAAGTTCCAGGTTTCATTGTACTAATCATCACATCCTCATCATTAAGTGCAGATCTAATAACGGATTGTTTCATAGGAACGTGTATTGTTGCAACATCGTACATATACTTTTTAAATGTTGGCACTTTATTCCACAGATTTTTAATATTTTGCCTTATCCCAGCGCTATCTGCTACATCTGATTTTTCCGAATATTCTGGGTAAATAACTATCACCGGTAGCTTCTGATTACTCATCCCATACTCAAGTTCTTCTTTGAGGGCTTTGCTTTCAACAGTGATTGAGCTTAAGAAAAGTACAATATTTTTGGATCCACGTATTCGCTCTCTAAGCCGATTACACAGTGTTTCCCAACTACTATCATCGCGAACATTATAATTTTTATTATGAGAATCAACAAAAGGAAAGGTGGAATCATTAGCTTTCCACATTCTCAAAGTGTTGTAATAACAGAAGTCATGGACGGCATTGGCCCCAAGATTCGTATCACTAAATGGTTCTTTTACATAAAATGCGCTATAGTTTCCAGTATGATTCATATTTTCCTCCTAGTTAATCTTCTCAACCAATACATTATCACTACAATAAACAAGCACAAATGTAACCTGGCTATAACGAACTAACTTGCTTCAAATTATAGAGATTAATCTCATTTATTCTATCATAGACCACAATGTTAATCGGTGCCTTTATCTGAACATTGCTTGTCCTCAGTGTACAAAGCATACACTTCAATAGTTCAAAAGAAGATGGTTTTTCAGATATGCCGTCAAAACGTGTTATACCATCACCTAAAATTGGTAATGAAATTGCTCTCCCTGAGTAAACCCGACCTATTTCCGTCCACATTTTTCTCAATATACTTTCATAGTTTGAATTGTCAATATGCGCCTCCTTATCACTGTTGAGATGTGTCCAAGCTAATAACATATAGTCTTCATATGTCTTTACACTGCCAAGTGAAACATTCCGTGTGTCTTTTTCAATAGCATCTTTAAATGCTCCAATTTTACCAGTGTCTCTGAGGCGCTTGAGAAGCTTTCCATGGAGAGATGAATGCGAAATTACCATATCATCTTCTGATGTACTGAATGTGTCATCAACGCCAATGACTTTCCATCCATCTCTTTCAAAAATATTGCCCTGGTCAATAGTGACTTTAATCCCTCTAATCTTCAGAGTAATGCTATTCTTTATATGCCACCATTTCCATACAACGGCGATCACATATGAAAGTACAAGAGCAAAAATTGTTGCCAAAACAATTGACCAGACATTATCAAGAATACTAGTAAAAGAAATCCCTAATACTCCTAATATAGCAGAAATAGCGCCGAAAATTGCGAATCCGAGCGTGACGCTGTCTTTCCAAAGCTGACTACTTCTAAACTGATAAAGTGAATTTTGCTTTTCCATGTTAAGTACTTACTTCCTTTCTTCTGCTCTATTCCCTCTATGCAAAATCTGCAGATATTAAAACTGAGCCTGAATTATTCATGACGGTATAAATTCCGATTTTACCGTCTGCTGTATTGATTTTGAACGACCAGTGATTGTCAAATTACGGAAATTTCAATAAAAATGGGCATAATAACCCTCTTTTATCCGAATTCATTACTGGTTGTCAAAGTTCGTGCACTGGCTGTCAGGCAGCCAGCTGCGGTAATCGTCGTATGTTATCAAGCGTTTCGTAAAAGACACTCTGATACGGACAACTGCTGCAGAAGCGGAACACGATATATCTTGCTGAATGGACCGCCCTGGCGGCTATCTTCAGCAGTTTCAATCGGATAGTATCGACCTGCATCTTACTGAAAGCCTGAGGAAGGACCATCCGGCGGAACCAATTGAAAAGGTTATAAGCGAGCATACATATCTGTAACCTGCCTGCATTTACTGTTTTTGAATGACTGCTCATGCAGGAGAAATCGAATCCGTTCTTGGATTCCTTGATGAAGTTCTCCATGAGCCCACGTCCGCAGTAATAGTGTATGAGCTCTTCGGGCGCAAGTTCCATGTTGGTCACTATGAATGTGTACATGTAGGTCATCTGGTTCACTGGCTTTTCGACTTTACAGACCACACGACGGGGATATTTCCATTTCCCGGCCTGATACATGAACTCGCCATAGCAGACAGCGTAATCGATCTTGTTCTTTGCTGTAAGATCATCCAGATCTGATGTGACATCGGCACACAGTCTGGTAAGTGTAGAGTTGATCTTCAGCCTGACAGCATATGAGCAGCCCTTTGTTTCAGCAAGGTCGTAAAGCTCAGGAGAAGCAAAGCCACTGTCTCCTCGAAGAGAGATCATTGTATCAGGATACTGATCAAGATACTCATCAAGGACAGGAGTAAGGAAAGGGACTACTCCGGTGCAGGAATAATCAGTTCCGTTACGCAGCTCGATCTTAAGGAGATCGCGTGTTATTCCGTCATAACAGACAAGCGGGTGATAACCGTGAGCCTGGTAATGATAATTGAATGCTTCGCCTTCCTGTCCGCCAAATGTGCCGAGCAATGTAGAATCAAGATCGAGGAGAACGAACTTTGGGGCCTTGACTGAATATATACGCCTGCGCATTTCACGGTGTACTGCTTCGAACTGTTCCAGTGATGCATCGTCAAGACGGTTATAGAATCGTGACATTGTAGGCTGTGATGCAAGAGCATCTTTACCAAGTACAGTCCTGAATATCGGGTCTGTTACAAGCTCATCGGCATCATCGTCATTGAAATAACCGCTGAATATCTGATAGATGCGCTGCATAAGGTTTTCCTTATCAGTATGTACGCGGAACAGGGCAGGATCATTTGTCTTGAACTTTTGCCTGATGACGTTTTCAAAGCCAAGGCGGTGAATGAATTCCTTCAGCAGGAGCAGACCTCCATCGGAAGAAATATCGCCTCCGGAAAAATTAAATTTCAAAGACTTATTGCTTTGGGGAGCGACAGTAGATAAACTAGACATAAGGGCACTTCCTTCTGTTGTTTTGTTAGTTTGGTCGCTTATAATTCTAACAGGTGAGGTGCGCTTTTTCTATGCAAAATGCTCACTTATCAGATGAAAGCAGTTAAGTTGATAAAGTGCAGTAACTGTGCGGTGCAGGGCACCGTCAGGAATTAACTGATGAATAATTCAGGCTGAGTAATATTACTATAATTGGTGATTATAAAATATCAATTGTAAAAACATTCATCTCACCCACTCAGCGGTAAAAAACATCTAATCCACTAACTCAAAACCTGACATCTAATCCACAGCCTAAACTATGTGAAAATCATAAAAATCGACTCTAAACCGATGTGATTGATAAGTTCCCACGGAGTGATAAGTTGCAGTTATCGATTTGGATGTCAAATCTCAGGAATGGCTTAAAATAAGGCTTTTCAGACTTATTTACCTTCCACTCTTGACATCAATACTACCGTCTCAACATGGCTGGAGAGGACAGAATGAATGTCATTTGATTATGTCCGTTCTCGGAAACATATCTACTGCGTTTTTTACACTATCGGTAGACGGAAACATATCCATAGGCTTCGCTGTTTTTTGAAAAACTGAGGTATGCTGTTAATTTTCAGTACCCAATACTGTAAATAACGTTACTCTCCTATTCACTAATGTAATTCAACAATCTTTCTAAAATGTCATGTGTAACTTTTAAGTTGTATTGTTCAATAAGGTGACTTTGCAAATCCATAACTAATAGCAAAGAATTTTTATAGGCTTCAAATAATTCTACCTTATCTAATCGAGCAGTGGTCTTTGCAAATTTTTTATAATTTTCAAGGCTAATTTCTTTTTCAAGGTTTTTACTCATGTTTAGCCAATTATCAGCATTTTTTTCTGCCATACGTATAAGTTGTAGTGTATTTTTTTGAAGTTGTGATAAGAGTTCTAATGAACGAGCATATT